TCCTACTTTGTTTATAAATTCTAATTTTTTAACTGTTTGAACTCCTTCAACTTGGTCAATTACATTTCTAACGTTATTAATTAAAATTGGTTGGTTTATTTGCCATTTATCTATATCAAAATAATCTTTTAATGCATTTATACAAGCATTTAATACGGTTTGACTATTAACATTAGGTAATAAAATAACATCAAAGTTAATTCCTACATTAATAATAAATGCATCTTTTATTCTAATAGCATCTGTTAGCATCCTATATTCTGCTAAAAATACTCTTAAATTTTCTTTTAAAGCTGGATCTGCAATTACTAAATCATTTATATTGTTTTGTGATAAAATGTATAGTGATAAAGTATTTGTATCATATAATTCTTCTGAATTTTGAGATGTTTCTTGGTTCTCTTGTGTTACATATACTTTAGATATTTTTCCATATTTTGAAGGTAAAGATAAACTTCTAATAGCATAATCATCTTTAGTTACAGTTCTTAATTGTGTTGGGTATTGAGCTATAGATTTTCTTCTTATGTCTTCATTTGTATCTCCATCTCCTCCTCCTGTAGCAGCTTCTGGGTTTGAAAATGCTAAAGAGCCACTAACTGTAGTTTTTAATGTATTATCTAATCCGGATCCAAAGAAAGACAAAGAACCAGAATCTAGTATTGTTAAAGATTGTACTGAAACATTAGATGAAGCACCACCTCCTGCTAAGTATTCTACTGTTAAAGTAGTATTTGAAGGTGCTATTCCATAAGTTTTAGTATAGGTAAAGTTAGCTGGATCCCATGCAGTTGTCAATTTATCTGTTCCATAAGGTAATCCTAAACCTATATTATCTGAGTTAGGGGTTATTATTTCATCTGGGTTAGATGATACACCTGGGCCAAATTGTATTTCTAGTGTATTATCAGATTTAAATCTTTTAATAAATCTACGAGGTACTTTTTTTACTTTAAGTAAATAAGGTGTAGTATCATTATATTGTGCTAAAGTGGGATCATTTGATGCTATGTTAGTTACAGAATCAAAAATTGTTTCCTGTGCTAAATAAGGCACTTCATGATAGATATTACCATCACTATCTGTAACTTTAACTATTTCTATTATATTTGTATCCTGTATTTGTATAGTTGCAAATTTTTCAGGTGTAGTAAATGTAAAGGCAGCAGATTTTAAAGTACCTGCAGAGGCATTAGCTGTTTTTTTAAGTAAATAAAAATTAGGGTTGTTTGAACTGTCTACAGAATATACTGATATTGTAGTAGGATCAAAACTTCCTGATGATGTAAAATTAACTTGGTCTTCTATATAAAAGAAAACACTACTATCATTAGATGATCTAATTTGGGCCCCATTAGCTAAAATCATAGCATAGTTGTAATCTGGTTTTACTTGTCCAAATTCTGTAGTGGCAGGTAGTAATTGAAATATATCAATTCCAGTTATTCCTGCTGTAGTTACTTGGGGGAAATACCCATGTGTGTAAGCTAATGATAATAAATTATCTCTTTGTTTAGCAAATTCTAAAAAATTTTCTTGAACTTGATTATCCCCATAAAATGATAAAACATCACCTACATAAGCTGCCATTTCAATCAACATCAAACCTGCTGATGTATCTGAGAAGTCATTGTATGTGTCAGGATAATATACTTGAGCGAATTCAAGTAATTTTTGCTTGAATCCGTCAAAGTCTTTATTTAAATATTGTATTTGTTTACTCTCAGCCATTATTAAGGTTTATTTGAAGTTCATCTTCAATATTAGTATTGATAATTGAATAGTTTAAATATATGTTAAAACTATGACTATCTGGTTGAAGAGTTACTTCTAATTCTCTTATATCAACTGTTGGAAAATAAGCTTCTACTCCACCTCTAATTAAATTATCTACTTGATCAATTATATCATCGGTTATTGGTTGAAATAATAATTCTCTTACCCCAGAACCAAAACTCGGATTAAATACCCTCTCTCTTTTACCTGTTAAAATAAAATTTATTAAATTTGACTTTATTGTATCTTTAGTTGTAAATGTAGTGTTTATACCAGTTGGACCATCAAATGGAACTGATACACCAATACCTGTACTAGGTTTGATATCTAAAACATCTATATTTCTAACTATATAAGGCATTATATTTTACCTGCGTCTTTCATTTTACCCATTAAACCTGAAAAATCTGGTACAGCATCAATTGATACTTGATTTATATCAGATGTTTTTTGGTTAGCTACCATTGCATCAACAGAATCTACTACTTTAGTAGGTGTGTTAGGCATATTACCTTGGAATCCTACAGCATCTTGTGATGACATCCCACCATTAAGGTTTCTCCAACCACCTTCAGTATGTGTTTGATTTAAAACATCTGCTAAAGCTCCTACTCCTTCAAACAAAGGTTGAGAAGGTTTTTGTGGTTCTACTATTTGTTGAGGTGTTTCCTCAATTAATTCAGATAACGAGTTGTTTTTTGTTTTTTGTTCTACAACGGGCTTCTGAACTATTTTAGTTTCAGTAATAGGGGTTTGCATAATTAAAGATAATTCTTCTTTAATTACACCTCTTACTTCCTCTCTAATTATTTTTCTAAAAGCTTCTAATTTCATGATTATAAATATTTATATTTTAAGTTTATCTCCTAAATGCTAGACGTAATGTTACTTCAACTTTAGAAGGTTCTGGGCCAATTTTTATTGTGTATTTATCTACTATAACAGGATCACTAATACCTGTTTGAACTTCGGTTTCAGTATACCCTGATCTTAATAATTTTCTAATCCACGCTGGTAGTGCTTGTTGTTCTACTTGTGTAAAGTAAGTTTCATATGGTGGTGGAGCAGGTCTTCTAGGAGGTCTATAGTTTAATGTTAATTGTTCCCATTCTATTAATGTAGACTCTCTTAAACCTTTATACCATTGTTCAGTTTTTTTCTTAACTTCATCAACTTTTATAGGATTAGGGTCAATAGTACTTAATACTTGTTCCTTTAATGTATTAAATAATTCTGTATCAGACAAGTTTTGTGAACTAGGAGATTTAAGAAGGTTATTTATTGTGTTTGGATCTATTGAAGTTAGTACTGAGAATGTGTTTTTTATGGCTTGCACCCTAGGATCATTATCTTGTTGCTCTTGTATTATATCACTTAATATAGTAGTAGTATCTATAAATCTACTATTAGATTCTTTATCTTGAGTGCTACTAGCACCTAATGTGTCTCCATCTCCCATATAAGGATCTTTAACAAAAGGACCTCCTCCTATTCTTGTTTCTATAGGTTCATTTGGATCAATAGGTTTACCTTCTATTTCATTCCCAGCTTGACCCGAAGATATATTACCAATAGATCTATTATTTGCTCCAGCTTTTAAATTATTAGTAAATATTGGGTTTGTACCTAAATCTTCTGCTAAGCTAACAGCGTCATTATCACTTATTTCGTTTGGTTCTTTATCAAGTGTATTTATTCCTATAATACCTTGATCTAATCTAACTTTTACTTTATATTTTAATTCATTAATTATGCCTGGTAAATCATCGGAGAAGGTTAAATTAGTAGCTGCTACTATGTTATTATTAGAATCTAAAGCTATACCTCTTCTTCTAAGAAGATCATCCTTATTTTTATCTATTGGTTTATCCTCTTGAATTTTTAAAGTAAAACCTAAAAATATTTCTTGGAAATTACCAAAAGCATCTTCGGGATCAGCTACATTTTGATTATCTAAGTATATATCATCTGCGGATTGGATTAAAGGACCATGTTTAGCAGCATCAAATTTATTAAAAGTATAATACTGAAGTCTACTTCTAAAGTCCTGTCCTAAGGTATCTTCAAATGAAACTCCTGTAGCTAACGAAGATAATTCTCCATAAAATAAAAGATTTCCATTTTCATCATAACCAAATACAGTATCAGGGAATATTAATAAATTACCATTTTCTAATCTTACAAATGTATTAGATCCTGTTCTATTAGATACTGCCGCTCCAAATTGCCCAAATTCAAATTTATCTAGACCTGGTATTCCTTCAATTAATTGTACATAAGATAAATAAGTATCTTTATTTGCTCTATCTATTTGTGATTGTAAATCATCCTGGGCTTGGTTAACTTTTCTACAACTTTCTAATTTAGCAGCAAGTTTAGCATTTTCTCTTAAAAATTGTTCTATATAGAATCTAACAAATGTTAATAACCCTATTGTTATATCAAATTCTTTTGCAATTTTAGTTAATAAATCAATAGCTCTACTAACAGCTTCTACTAATGTTTTTTTAGTATTAGTTGGGGCTTCAACTAATTTTATAGGAACAAATGGAGGTATTGGGATAGCTCCTATGAATATTGAAATAATTTTTAATATTACTCTTATTACTTTTAAAACTATTATTACTATTTTTATAACAGTATTAACAGTAATTATAAGAGCTAAAACAAAATCAATTGCTAGATTAAGTTCTTTAGCTCTTTTACTAATCCATTCAAAAATATTTGCTAAATCTTCATAGGGTATAAAATCCCTTAAAACTCTATTTATATCTTCAATTTCATTTTTATATTTTTCTTGTACGGCAAATTTTATATTAGTAAAAGGAAGGATTTGTCTATAAGCTTCTCTCAGTTTTCTTGATTTAGAAATTGCTTCTTCAACTGTTATTCCAGTAGATAGTACTCCCCCTACAGTTTGAATAGTATCAGTAGGTCTAGAAGTTCTTTTGTTAATATCTTCTATTTCATCTGATATATCTTTTATTGCTTTTTTAAATTTAGACACACCTTTTATACTAGATGGAATTCTTTGTACAATATTGTTTAAAGTTATAAAATCAAGGCCTCTTAAGTCATTTGATATATTAACTAAATCTCCACCTATATCTTTAACATCCGCAGCAAGTTTTTTTTCACCTGATATTATAAAATTTTGGTATGTTGCTAAAATAGGTTCTCCATTATCTGCTAAAAGAGGATTACCTTTATTATCTCTTTTGTATGGAGGTTTTTGTGGGTTTATACTTTCTACAGCTATAACATATCTAGTACCTATTACTACTTCTGTATTTTCATCAACATAAGGACTAGAATTAATTATTGGTCCTCTCATTGTAGCACCAATTTTAGGATCATCTGTTTGTTCTATAGTAAGATAAGTACCATTAGCAAGTTTATCTTTATCTTTACTTACATTACCTATTTTATTAATATTAGAGAGATTACTTGATAAGGTAGCTAATACAACATTACCTCTTTGAAATGGGAGGGATTCTATTTCTTGTGATAAAATGTCAAAGGTAGTAGTTGCTTCTATTTCAAAACCACCTTCTATAAGTGAAGAACCTCTAAAAGTACCTACTATTTTATCTATAAATTCTTGTGCTTCTCCAAGGATATTTGCTACAGGGCTATCAGCTGGGAATACTTGTGATGCAACAAATTGAAGTGGATTACATAGATCATATGAATTAAGTACTTGGAGAGTTCTAGTAGTATTAAGTAATGAAGGGTTTGAGCCAATGTTTCTAATACTGGCCATTAATTTTTTTCTTTCTGAACTTTTTCTGAAATCTACGGGTGTTATTTGTTGGCCTTGTTTTAAAAGTTCAGCATCAGGTCTACCAAACACTATGACATTACATACATTTTGTAAACCTTTATTAAATTTACTTAAAGAATTATAAGCATTCTCTAATATCTTTTTTGGTTCACTAGCGTTTCCTTTACCTAAATCAGCACTAATATTAATTGCTCCACCGAATGCCATAATTATTGAATTTTTACTTTTTCAGATAACGTTTCAACTAATAATTCATCTAGAGCTACTGCGGAGGCTAGTAAAGCATCACCAGCTCTGTTTACAGATGCTATATCAACATTATTTGAATCTGTAGCTGCTTGTAATTGAGGACATACCTGTGTGGTTAATACTAATAAAAATTGTTGTATTATAGTTAGTAGAACATCACCTTTTACTGCAGGGTGAATAGCTTCTAATCCTAAATCTATTTGTGGGGAGTTTATTATTGTTTTTCCACCACTATCTACATTAAAAGTGCCATTAGTTGATATACCTATTGCTTTATCTGCAATTATAAAAGCAGAATCATTTTTAGCATTTAATATTACTCTATCAGAATCAATTATAATTTGTTTTCCTCTATAAGGGAACTCGGGTTTATAACCAGTACTACCAGGTGCCTTATTAGAAGATAAAGTTTCTCTACGGGTTGGATTTTTATCTGTATTGTAGCTTGGGATTTCACTAGTATCAAAGCCAGCTGCTTCCATCTCAGGTATTCCCTGATTTTCCAGCTCTTTCATCATTTTTTTTGCTCTTGAAATTTTTCCCATATTATTAAAATTCTTCCCCTCTTACTCTATATTCATCATTAATTTGTTGTCTTTGTTTTTCAATATTAGATCTAGTTCTTGCATCTTCACCCGATCTATTTAATTCACTTATTTTATCTAGTTCTTCATTAAATTTTTCTTTATATTTTTGTCTAAATAATTCTTCAGTACTTAAATCAGGTTCCTGATTAATAGAATCAATAGGATTATCTATATCATCTAAGTCTTTAGGTGATGCATCAGGGTCTACTATATCTACCTCTTGAAGAAGTTTTGTAGTATTTGATTCAGGTACACCATCAATCTGAAAAGAGCCACGTTTAAATGAACCATATAATATAGGGATAGTTTGTCCTGATGTTAAGTAAATAGATGAATCATCGTTTTGAATATCTTCATAGATAGGAAACCAATTATTAAAATCTAAATCTAATTGTGATTGGCCATTTCTTAAAATTGTAATAGGTTTTCCATTTATCCCTACTGAGCTCCAAGGACTTTCTACATCTTTATTTTCTGAGGGTTGTTTTGCTGTTGAACCAAATCTAAGTGAATTTCCAAATCTTCCTTCTATTATAACATCTCCCTCATTTGGAAATAAATTTCTTATACCTGATTTTTCTTCAAAAGTGTTTCCGGGTTTAGGTTCTACTACTTGATTATCTTTATTATTTGAAATTCCTTTTTCTACATCAGTAAGAGGTACAGTGTCAGTATTTTTACTAGTAGATGAATTTGAAGGGAGCATGTTTAAATGACTCCTTCCCCAAATAGAAATAGCATTCATATAATAAAAATCTATAGCATCACTATTTTCCTCTAAAGCTATATTTCTAGAGGGACCAGACATTATAAAAACTATTTCATTAATTAAAGGAACCTTTCTAACATTATTATCAAGGGGAAAGGCTACAGGTCCTTGTGGAAAATTTTCTTTAGAGGTACTATTACCTAATAATTCAAATTTAATAGCTCCAATATTTGCAAATTCACCTGTAGTTTGGAATATAGATGAACCATTAGTAGATGTAACTAAAGATATATCTATAACTCTAGCAGGTAGTAATCCTCCATTTTGTATTACAGATATCGGATTACTATTAGGTACAAATGCAGAGTTCCCTATAGTGGGAAATTGACTATTAACTGGCATGTTTGGCCTCTTCTAATTTAGGTACTTCTATTTTATTATCTAATTCTTGAAGAGAACTAAAGAGCATTTCTTTATCCTCATCTGTTAAAAGTTCTTCTGAATCAACAGCTTTGCTATTCATTGCTCTTTGGACAATACCTGCCATTTTAATTAGAGCATCATCATTCTTAATAGCTAATTCCATATATTCTTTAATTAAAGGAACAATCATTGTTGCTTCACCAGGTGAAGTAATTAATGGTTTTAAACCTTCTATTAAAGAACGAAGTTGTACTTCTTTGTCTTTTTGGTTTGTATGTATTTCTTTTAAAAGATCGGCAAAGTTTTTCTTTCCGAATAATTTTATACTTGAAAAATCCATAATTTATTCTTTGGATATAAATATGGATATATAGAAGAGTTAGAATTTCATACTAACATACCCGTGCTCACTGTACTGGTTCATTAATTTAAGATAAATTTTCTTCATCTTTTTAATTACTTTAGTGATTTGTGGTGTTTGTTGGTCTGTCATTTCACGTATATAAATATATATTGCCTTTTTATTAAATAATTGAATATTTTCTCTTTTACGAAATAATTCTAATACAGCATCCGCTGTTTTAGCATCTTCAGGTTTTGGAAAATGGTCAAATAAGTATAAATCAAAATATTTAAGTAAGAATCCTATAAATTCTGATGCTCTATCTAAAGGTTCATCAGGTGAAGTATTGTTAACTAAATCTATTACTATAGATTGATCATTATCAATTGCATCTACATCTGTTTTTTGTTTTAATTTTTTATAATTATTATTATTATAAAGTATTAAATATCTTTTTGCTATAGTACCAAAATAAGAAAATGCTTTACCTTTTTCTTGTTTATATAAGTGAAGTTTTTCAAGTAAAAAGGTTATTACTTCGTGTTGAAGGTGTTGAATTGTATCTACTTCTGTATAATAAAATTTAAAAGTATGAATAATGTTTTCTGTTAACTTAAAAAAAGCATATTTTATACGTGCATTATATATAGCATTACGTTTATCCTGATCCGTTTCATTAACGTATTCAATAATAGCTTCTTCAGTATCAGCAGTAAAGTATTGGTTTTTGGTCTTTGGTTTTCTTCTTCTTAAAGTACCCTTTTTGGTATATTGGGGTCCTTCATCTTTTTGAGGTACAGTTAGAATTTTTCCCTCAAGAGATTCGTCTAGCGGTGCAATC